ACGGAGACCAGGGGCCTCATTGTCGTGAACTCCATCTTCGTTCACGCCTTCGATGCTCGCGTTCGGCATATCCCCAACTAGGTCATAAACTTCCTTGACCCAATCGAGTTGCTTTGAGTTATCAGTCTCGATTCTCAACGTGTCCGCCCAGCAAGTCAGTTCTACTCGACGACCATGCGATAGAAGGTATGAAACAAAGTCCCGAAGCTGATTCTTGTAGGACCGACCATCGAAATCACCGAGGGTCCCCTTGTAGGTCAGGAGAACACGGTGCTCATCGAAGCCAGCCCGATCTGCAATCAGGTGTTCAATGCTACTTTCCTTGATGAACTTCTCGAAAAGAAGGAAGTCCGAGATGGCATTGACGAAGATCGGCCCTTCATCCGTCACGAAGAAGTGCCCGTTTGCCCTGAATGGGAGAACAGGCTTACTGAGTGTTGAGGAGTCGAGCATCAGGAGGCTCATGTTGTCTCCTCAGTCCACCAGAGGGATAGCGTAGTATTCAACACACTCAGCAAACACAGCGCGGTTGCCATCTTTGCTTGGAGTCCATGTCTCCCATGCCGCAGCCTCGTTCACGAATCGGACTCCCTTTGAGCCGTCTGGCTGGATTGAGAGAATCGTTTCCTTTTGACCCCTCGGGTAGTATGTGCAGAACGACCCAGGTTTGTGTGGAGCCTCGAATGATTCGCTCCTTGAGATACAGAACGTAGCAGTCGGTTCACCAGCGATTGGAGCCTCAGGTCTGTCAGTCATTTTGGTCATTCCCCTTTACGCACCCTCATAGGTGCCCTCAATAACTATGCTATCATTGACCGCCCACGTATGTGGTGATATGGCATTGACTGATGCTGTCACGAAACCAGTCGTTAGAGCAAACGGTGTTACTCCAGCACCACCATTCCAACAAACACCAAGACGTCCTGCAAAGGGAGTCACATCCACAAATCTAACTACCCCGATGAATGTGGTTACTGTAGCTATCGGTAGCGTAAACTCCCAACCGCCTGTCCCAGTCCCAAAAGTAGTCGTACTACCAGCAGTCCAGTAAATCTTGAAGTGGACCAACTTCCCAATTCTGCACCAGCGTCCAGTGAGAGTACCATTTCCTAATGATACGGCTCCACCTGTCCATGACCAGACAGGTGTGTAATTAGCCCACGGAGCATGAGTTGCCGGTGTTATGGCCCTAACTGCATCTGCGGAGGCTATAACCTCTGCCGCAGTTGCAAGTTCGATAATGCCCTTGACTGTCTCCGATGCATCTGGAACAGCAGGAGATATCGATGATAGAAGCTGCCAAGTGCTATCACCTCTGAGGAACTTAGTTAGATCAGGAGTACCACTCCCAAGTCTATCCGGATTAACTATCCCCTCAGTAAGAATCGCACTAGACAAAGGCAGAGGAACCCAGATAGCCCCATTATCATCCGATTTCTCGAAGATATGGGTTGACTGATTCCAACGCTGCCACACTAGACTATCCCTCGTGCCTTCCACTCGACGGTCTTGGAGACTCGATTTCCAGTCGTATCGAAAACGTAGACGGAGAACGATGTAGGGTCAGGAGCATCTAGGAAGTCAAAGATGACGATGTATGGCTCAGTCACCGACTTGACTGTGCAGGTGATACTCTCAACATCCTTGAAGTCCTTGTTGAAGAATACCACCGTTCCACCGACATCAGATGCTAGTGCTTCTACCTCACCACCATCGTTCTCCCTCTTGACGTCCAACCGAATCGTAAGGTTGTAAATCTCGATGATCGCCTTGTCGTCCTCAGCTGTGAACTCCAGCCTGAACTTGAGGTATCTGAAAGTAGCAAAGAACTGAACTGCACCGTCTGTGAAGGGAGTATATGTAATACCATCATCAGATACAGCCATCCTCACAATGATGTTGACTGTGGAGGTTGTAATCTGATTGGTATTCCATATGATCGACACGATGACGTTGTTGAAGTTCAGCCCATAGTCAACCACTTCCTCATACGAACCAGTTACGGCCGTCGGCTGGATGTAGATTGGATAGCCGGCATCAAGCTGGTCCTGAATATCCAACCATGAGTTAGTGAGGTAGTGTTCTTCCCATGTCTCAGGTTCCCACAGACAGATGAGGCTAGGAAGATCAGTCCTGATGCAGTTTACGCGTGTGCCGTTGAGGTCGCTAGTTCGATTGTCCTGTAGGTTGAAGTCAGGTGGAGACTTGACCTCGACCGTGACGCTCGCCTCGATTCCCTCATTACCTGCTACGTCTACTGCTGCCACTGAATAATCGTAGACTCCAGCTACGCTCTCAGAGACAGTAGTAAAGGTAGAGTTAATGTTCCCTACAAATCCACCATCCTTACGAATGATGTAGTGATCTATCGCAAAGATGCTCGGCGGCGCGCTCCAATTGAGTAGGACGTTGTTGTCGATGACTGAAGCTGAAACGCTAGGCGCCCCAATCTGAGTTACATCGAAAGTCGCAGCCGTAGCATCGACTGAGTAGGCACCACTTGAATCCAGAGTCTTGATAAGATAGGTATGATTGCCATAAGGTAGAGGATCGATGTTCGCTTGTAGTCCAGAAATCCTCAGCTGAAAGTTAGCTGTATTCCAATCCGTCCCTTTCCTGACCTCATACTGAGTAGCTCCGACTACATCACTCCACTCTAGCTTCACCGTCCTACCAGTAGAGGAGATAGTGAAATCGGCTGGTGCAGGAAGATTGGAGATTCCAGCAGCACCAAGAGTAGACTCGATGATTAGAGGATTGACAGCTTGTGTAAGCTCACTCATCTGCTTGTTCAGCAGCATGAGAGCCTGATAGAGTCGAGGGTCTACCCTCTGGAGTCCCTGTATGAGAGACTCAAACTCCATCTGGGAGGAAGTGACCATTAGCCCCTATCCTCCCAAACAAGCGAGACAAAGAAGGTAATCTTGGTCAAGATGAACCAGTTGTTAGCCACGTTGAGTCGCAGCTTACAGGAGCATCTCTCGCTCGTGAAGTTCCAGCCCTGAAAGAGGGTTTTGCCCGGTAGTTCCTGAAGCAGCGGTGATTGAGGAACAAGATTGTCTACTTCATCCAAGCCTCGCAGAGTGATGATCAGATTCCCAACACCACGAATCCGCATACGCGCACCCGTATAGTGGTAGGTCTGGTCTACAAGCTCCTCACTGGAAGGCAGATGAGGGAACTCAATCCAATGATCAATAGCCTGACCATCGTCGAGCTTCGAGCCCTCATCAATCATATAGACTCCACCATCAATGGAGCCATACTTGAAAACAGTCTTGTTCTGGACCACATCGACTACAATGGACGTAGGCTTAGTCGGGAAGGCCCAAAGATCCCAACGAATCGAATCGTGGTCTAGCCCCTCTGAGCAATCGGCGTAGAGAACATGGGTTGGCCTAGTCGCACCATCAAGTGGAATAGCAACATAGATGCGAGACTCGATGGGATCGATCACAAGCTCAACCTGATTGAAGGCCGTCTTTGTGATGCGACTCCAGATATCATCTACATTGAAGGTCAAGTCGTCTACTGTGAAGGTTCCATTATAAACCTTCAAGCCACCACGATCTGCGACGAAAACTAGGTCCTTTACGTTCTCACCGAAGTCTAGTGATCGGCCAACTCCATGACACTCAGTTCCTACACTCATGTCAACAGAGCCGACTTCCCAGAACGCAGCAGGTTCCCCGTTGTCGATGGAAGTAAAGGCGTGTTGAGCCTTGAGCATCACTAGCTGATTCCGATGCTCAAAGGCGTTCCTTACACCCCCACCGATACCAGGCTTGACAGTGATGAATCCCTCAACCAGATTGAAGACTTCTGGCTGTCCTGACTGAGAGACTCTGACAATCGCCGGATTCGCATCCTCACCCCAGACTATCAGCTTACTGCGATACTCACCGATACCCACACCAGCAGGGATGGTATCAGCGGCCTCAAGCAGATAAGATGCTTCGTCCTGTAGGGATGCGTCATAGAAATCTACCGTGCGGGTCGTAGTGACGTTGTCCGGTATGCGCTCCACGTAGTAGTAGGTCTGATTCTCGAAGTCACCCTGGAAGTTGGCTATGATCTTCGTGGAGAATATGAAGCGCGCAACAACGTCGGGATCACCAATCTGAATCCCGCTCAGATCGACCTTCTTGCCACCAACACAAGCTAGTGAGGCGAATCCACCAATCTTTGTGATGAATCCTGTATTGGTCTCGAAAGCTACACCAAAGACATGCGTCCCCAGCTCTACATGCCCTACCTGAGCAGAATTAGTAGCAACAAGAGAAGCACTAGGTCCAATACCAGCAGCAGGTCGAGCCGTGCCAGAGCCTTCGTAGACATAGACCTTCTCTCCTGGTAGTCCAGTGATACTGTTATGAGGAGTAATGTAGGCCCGATTGAACATCGTCACGGATGAGAAATCTGTCATCGCAACGATGGAGAGGATAGGAGTAGCTAGATTCACTGAGTCATAGAGGTTTCCTTGACCATCTAGAATCAGTAGCCTCTGAGCTTCACCTATCCTCTTGTAGACCGTGCAGCGTCGAACGTCACCGATGTCGATGTCCTTAGTCGTCCCGAAGCGAGAAGTCACCCCACCCTTGACGAATCGGATGTTTTGAGACGAACGGAAGAATCCGATCGGGCAAGTATCGTCCTCGCCACGGTCGAACGTCCCTCTGAACGACCCGATTGTAAGTGGTGGATGGTCGCGCATGACTACCGCCTGTCAAAACCAGGCTTGTCAGCAGGAAGCTGAGTCGGTTTCTCTCCTAGTCCAGCAACGCGACCACGTCCGTCACCAGCAGCCTCGCGGAGAGCGACCGGAGCCACCAGAGCGGCATCCCAATTCGGAACAGCCTTCGTCCCGACGTTCTGATACCACTGTCTCCCAGTCGTATCGTAGATGAGGGAACCCGGACCCATCACGCCAGCGCCGGTCCCAGATGCCCCATCGACAGGAACTCCAGCCTCTGCGTGAAAGAAGATACCGTTCTCGATCAAGTTCTTCAACATCGCCGTCGCGTTTGCCATGAAAGGCATATCACTTCTCCTTTGTCCGCCTTGTTGTAGGCGAGGAATAATCCTCGGACTAGGGAACTCTGTATCTCGTTCTTCTCCTTCTGACAGGAATCGCCTGTCGACGCTTGATGAGTGTTGCTGATAGATCGCTCCAGAGAGTGACGAGGTCGCCCTGCAAGATAGCCCCTCTCTTCGGATTGTGCCCTATCGTTGCAGAAGCTACAGCAGCCAATCTCTGAGCGAGCCACTGTTGCGCGTTGATGATGAGGATAGGAGAGTTGACGTCACTTATCTCTCCAAGTGACTTGACATGCTTGATGAGAAGCTCACGGTCAGTCGTAGCTCCAGGAAACTTGATCTCGTCCTCACGCCAAGACCAGAACTTCATGCGTATATCTGGTCTGATGTCAGGCTCGAAGTCAGTCTCGTCCATGTCGATGTAGTCTTCCAGTGATCCCTTCGCCCTCTCCTTTATGTGGATAGGAAAGAGCAGGCCAGTAGGAAGTCCAGCACCATCACCGAGACGGGTGACTCCAGCATTGACAGGGACAGCAGCAGTCGCTTCCTTTGTCGTCCCGATGCCCAATGCAGATACCTTAGTCTGAAGCTCCTTGTAGACCTTGTTGAGAAGGACGATCATAGGAGGATCGGGATAGATAGCTCCTGTCGGGTCGTTGAGCAATCCAGCCCGTGCTTCAGATAGGACTTCTGCTGCTGTATAGGCCATGACTGGCTCCTAGATCAGTCCGCCCTTTGCGATTGCATCCACACACATCATCTTCGCCTGAAGGATGTCCCTCAGAGCCGCTGATCTGTGTGCGCAATCGGGGACGTTCGTGATCACTGTCCTTGCAAGCTCGACGAATCGTGCTGTCACTAGCTCGATAGTCGCCTTCTGCCCAGGATCAACAACCACTGGACCGAAAGCAGCCTCGACTGTATCTATGTCGATTCTTCCCATGACCCCTCCCGAAAAGTGTTCGCCGGGTGAACGGTTATGCCTTCGAGCTTGGAGTCTTAGGCTCGGGCAACTTGAAATCTGCTTCCAGAGAAGAAGCAGACTTTGAGGGAACAACACCCATCGCCGCTTCCTTGTACTCCAGCTCGTATCTCCTGACGTCCTGAATCCCTCTGCAGTGACGACAGATGATGGCATCGGAATCGATCTCGCCACGGCAATACTTGCACTTCGACATAGCGAGATGCTCTGTGACTTCTCTATCTGTATCCCACACCTTTTTTAGCCCGAGAAAACCACAGGCCAATCTCTGAAGTGGGGAGATCACTCGGTGCGTTTTGTAGACTTGGTAGTCATCGTCCGCCGCATCAACCAGACGCTTGAACCACTCAATCTGCATGATGCGAGCGCGGTCGAGTTCCGGTCCCACCTTCGCTCCAACATCAGCCCGATTGATGATCCCGAACTTCCAGAACAGCCCCGGCTCCGATACGCCAGCCTCATAGTAGGACAGCGAAATCTTGAGGTCTCGACAGATCGAAGCAGCGACCGTATCGCTCGGTGTCGGCACGATCAGCGCGGGCCTGTTCTCGTCGATGTAGACAGGGAACGTCGCGCGCACGACATGAAGCAACTCGAATCCCCTAGCCGGATCTTTCACAGCGGGGATATGATACTCGCCAGGAACCAGACCCGGCTTGAACTCGTTGACCTCAACCGGGAGAATTGAGATTACAGTCGATACGTCAGACACCAGTGATGATTGGTCCATTTTCTGCTCCTGCCTTCTCTAGAGGAAAGGGATCTAGCTTCGACTCTTTATACTCCTGCGCGTATTTCAACTGGTTGCTGCTCACGAAGGCTCCATTGTCCCACACGAACAATGGCGACCGCTCTCCCTCGCTTAGCTCGTTCACGAAGTAGTCAACTTCTTCCTTTTCTTCCTTCTCTTGCATCCGACGAGCTAGTTCAGGATCGACCTTACGAGCCGGGCTATGCAGAGCTTGAAGGATGAACTGCACTACCTCGAAGTCTACAGGGAGAGGATTGTCCTTCGCATCCTTGAACGAGTAGACTGGCTCATACGTCCCATTCTGTGCTGTCACTAGCTCAGAGACGATGTCTTTCAGCACTTCCGCATTAGCCATGAAGATGAGCTTCTCCAAGACCCAACACGGTGGCTTGATATACCAATACTTCTTGATCTCCCTTACAGCCTCGTACTCGCGAATGAAAATCTTCCCGTACCAGTCAGAGAACTTACCTTTACGAATCTCCAACTGATCATCGGACCAGACGAGTCTATAAATCGGTCTCCCATCGAGAACTCTGAAGTTCTGTCTGAGATACCCATTTATAGTCTCGACTTGTATGAGGTCTGTAATGTGCATAAAGGGGGAGAGATGGAGGGACAGTCGGACTCCACCTCTCCCGAGCGACCGGAGATAAAGATTAGTGAGTGTATCCGACCGGGATGGCCAGATCCGAGATGTAGCTGAGGCCAGGAGGCTGATTGACGAAGGTGTTGAATGAAGCAACGAGATAGAACAGTGTCGCCGCAGCAACACCACCCGATGCCCCACGCACCTCGAACAGCCGCCGACCCTCTTCCTCGTAGAATCCGGCGGGGTGCATCTCGGCTCTGCCCCACACCTCGTTGACCACGAAGTCGATACGGGTCTTGTTCCAGTTGAAGTGCTTCCTGATACGAATGCCAGCGATCTGCTGGACATCGTAATACAGGTCCATCTTCTCGTTGGCAGTCGGCATCTTGTTGATCTGGGTCACGAGCTGACCGAGACCCTCATATGCCTGAGACTGGCAGGGATGCATCCACGCTTCGCACTTCAGACCGTTTTCCATGCCAAGCCGCTCCCCAATCTTGTTGAGAGCGCGGCGTGCATGGGTCAGTCCGAGAGCACCAGCAGCGTTGATACGATTGGCACGAACCTCAGGCCACGTTGCCCTGTCGAGTCCGAGCCATGCTCCAGTCGATGCGCTGTTGTGGTGATAGCCGACACCCAACAGGCCCACGGGGTTCGCACCTGAGAGACCAGAAGCAACGATCTTGTCGCCAGCCGTGATGGTCGCGATTGCTCCACCAGCGATAGTGACAGTCCCTGCCTCGTGATCAATCGAGGTGATTCTACGCTCGTCCGCTGGCGTCTTGTGAGTAGCCAGGGTCGAGTTGTAGATGTTGACGTTGTGCCCGACGCGGAGGAGACGAGTTCCGAATCCATCCGTTGTCGAGGTCGTCAGCACATAGGGACCGGCGCCACCGACGACACTGATTGTCGCCAAAACGCCATCACCATTCCCTATGCACTGCACGTCGATGGCCCGGCGGAACTCCTTCATCGAATTGGCGAGAAGGTGCTTCACCGAGTCCTGAACGGCCTTCCGAGCGTTGTCGGTAGACCATTGTGCTTTCTTGTGCCACTCAACGGCATACTTGAAGTTTACCGTTGTGATGGTGCCCTTCTCGAAGGTCGGACCCTCGCCGCGTCCCATGTCCCCACCAGCCGTGTCGAAGTAGCCAAAGAGACCACCCGGCCTGATTTCCAGTGGGATACGCATGTCACGCGAGGAGACCTTTTCGACGGGTCGCTTTCCTATGTTGGCATAGAACTGCGAGTCCCTCTCGAACAGGACCGGGATCTTGGGCGATACGCGCTCAAGCTCGGTAGCCACGACCTGAGACTCGGTCTGGGCAAAGAAGTATCCTGATGGCGTCTGATGCCACGGATACAGATGTCCAGTTCTCATGTCGTTTCCCCTCAAGGGCTATCCTACAGCTACGAGTCGAGAATGTCTTTGTCGGTCGTCTTGGCCCAATTGATTTTGGAGGGATCAGTTAACCCACGGCCCAGACGTCCAGACGCGCCACCACCACTCGGAAACTGTCGCTTCTTGCCCTGTTGAACTTCCTCACGACCCTTACCAGGATTTCGAGCAGTAAGAGCCTCAGTCTTGAGACGATTTCTTACACCGGGAGCGACGGCCTTAGCGCGATCCAGCCACGCGCGTCTGATTCTGGATTTTGAGCCATCGTCCCAACCGCTCTCTTGGGCACGTCTCCATAGCCCTTTGAGCGTCTGCTGAAAAGCCTTGTCCTTCAACAAGACTGAATCAATAGTCTGTTTCGCCTCTTTCACAATCGCCTTCTTCTCAAAAGGCGTCAGCCCGTCGAGCTTGTGATTGAGGATCTGATTGAGTTCAGTCGTCGCGCTAGTCTCGATCTCAGTCAATGCGCGTGAGAACTCCCGCTTCTCTGTCGCTTCCCGCTCCTCCTGAAGCTGAACCTCTGCCTCAGAAGGCTCATTCTTTTTCGTCCGCGACGGAAGCTGGTCTGGAACCTGTCCACCATTCGCCCACACGAAGTTCGCTATGTGGCGCGCGGCCAGGACAAGATTCTTGTCACCAATCTTCTGCCCATGCTGAGAAGCGAAGAAAACCAACTCCTGAATGATCGGCTCTGTGAGAGCCTGATAGCCTTCCTGCGACACCTCTCGCATTGCCTCACCAAAGCTCCCTGCGATCTTCTTGAGAGCTTGTGGTTGATTCTCTGCGATGGTCGCGAGGATCGTCCTCGGGTCTCCCTGACCAACAAGTGTACTCTCAAGGACATCGTACTCTTGAGCCTTTTGAGATGCGATGCTGGCTTCCTCTACGTCTGGAAAGACCTCTAGAAACTTGGGAGCAAGGAAGAACGCAGATCGAAGATTGGGGAAATCCTTGAAAAGGTCAGGATACTTGGCCTTGATATCCTTGAAAGAAGGCGAGAGATTAGGCTCGGAAGACTTCTTCTCGTCATCCTCCTCGTCCTCATCTTCCTTCTCATCCTTCTCGTCATCTTTCTCCTCGTCATCTTCCTCGTCATCTTCCTTGTCTTTTCCACCCTTCTTGACCTTCTCGTCCCCATCCTCAGGCTCGTCGGAATCACCGTCGTCCTGATTGTCGTCGGCATCAGCATCAGGAGCATCAAGATCGGCAAGGTCCTGAGTGAGATCATCGACTTGATCTAAGCCACCCCCGGATGGGTCAGCGTCGGGAGATTGTAGAACGTGTTTGAGATACATCAGCTACTCCTATGCTACAGGTTCAGGTTCAAGACCTTCTTCGCTAACTTCTTCCTCTCCCTCAGCCTCTTTCTCGTCCGCTTCCTGCTCCAAAACCTGAAGGAAGAAAGCGTGCTCCCTGAAATGCGCCTCTACATTTGCGCGTCCATCAGGATTGGTCTGCATAGAATCAAGCCCAACCTCAGACTTCAGCCAAGCCTTACAAATCTCGGCCTCGATGAAGTGATTGTCTATGTCCCCCTGAACTGGAACCGAGGAAACAATCCCTCTCGGATTCATCTCAGACGGCATGACAGGGAATGGCTGCTCTCTCAGGAGCTTGGCAATCTCAATGAGCTGCTTGTTCCTGTCGTCATCGCCTGGGATGTAAAGTTCCCCGACACCAATGATAGATGCAATCATGCTGGCATTTTCTGGATGCCGTATGACTGTGTTGATGTCCTCGTTGCCCATCTGGAGGAGGCTGAGGATAGCATCACGCTTCTGTGCCCATGAGATTGGGAAAGCCTCGGAGACTTCAGGAGATACTTCACCAGTTTCTCCCGTAAACTCCTCACGACGTATCCAAGCATTGATAAAGCCGCTACCTTTACCCTGAACATACTGAGTGTCCTCGCGCATGTTCTTGATATAGCTCTCAACGGCCTTACCGAGAGAAGCAACCCACCACTCCTGAACGACTGTCCACGTAGTCGTGAGCCTCTGGAGCGCGGCTGCTCGTGAGAGTTCGTATTCTCGTGCCGTTCCACCACCGCCTTGCTGAACTCCACCGAAAATCGAGGGATACGTGCCCTGCACGAACTGACCGAACTTCTCGATTCTGGTCTGAAAGGAATCCAACTCCCGAGACATAGTGGATGCCTTCATCTCGAAGAATCCAGAGCTCAGGTTCTGTCCCGCCGGCGCGCGTGCCTCTGAAACTTGACCAGGACGAGCCTCGTTGCGCTTGTAAGAATCAAAATCCAGCACACCGGGATCAGCAAAAACTTCAGGAATCCCAAACTCCACCGTCTCAAGCTCAAGATTCGTAAGCTCATTCGTGATGTCCTGAATCGGCACCATCGGAGCACCGATAGGCTCAGGATGTAGAGTCTCGGCGAGAGGGTGCTCGATGATTGTCCAATGATCGTCGAGCTTGTCCTGAAGAATCTCGACTACGAGGGAGTGATTGAGGATGACAGCGTAGACTCCCTCAGGATATTTCGCCTTGAGAGCCATAGCTTCCTCGCCAAGACCATCACCAATCAGGTTCAGCGCCCACGGACGGAGCCAAACTCTCTGAACAGTGACAAGATCACGAGGAAAATCGTTTTTGTAGGCGCTCGGAACCCGATACTCCTTGTCGTAAACGTCGGGATAGGAAGAAGATGTGATCTTGTCCGCGAACTCTGGATAAATGGACCTCATCAGCCCTGCATTTTCCTCAGTCTCAAGGATTATGTAAGGCGTAGAGAACTGGTCACGGCACCAGTGAGGGAACTTGACATGCAAAGGACCGTAAATCTCAAGGCACTCACGGTTCTTCGGCTCGTCATGCTCACCTGAAACCTCTTGCTGAACGTCATCCATCTCCTCGAAGTCTGGAGTGACGAGACTCTGACAGTTCGGGCAGGTAACTGGAATCTGGTCAGGTGGCGGGACTGGATCTCCCTCTCTTACTTGAGCAGGAAGGCTAGGATCATCAAGAGGAGCACCACAAGCAGGGCACGAGTAAGTGCG